ATGCCTTGGTAATGCCTGAGATTGATGACAACACCAAAGTATCTATACCGCTAAGGAACTTAGTTGCTCTTGGTGCTGGCATCGTTATGGCTACTACTGCTTACGTAACGCTAGACACTCGTATTATCTCGATCGAACACGGCCAAGAAATACAGAACATGAACATCCTAGAAAACTCTGCGTTTGTTCGTGAATGGCCTTTAGGTTTACGTGGTGCTTTACCAGATGATCTTATACAGAACGCTAAGATTATGGCTCTGGAAGAACGCAACATAGAGATACACGAGTTACGTAGGCAGTTAAATAAAGTAGAAGTAGAAATAGGTAAGTTAAATGCACAGGTGACTGTGGATCACCAAGGCGGTAAGGAATAGTCATGTCAGACCTAGAGCAGGCATTAAGTCGGTTAGAAGCTCATGAGCGTGAGTGTAGTATTCGTTATGAAATGATTCAGATGCAACTGGACGCACACAATCAACGCTTTGACAAACTAGAGAAGATGATGACAGGTGGCTTTGCTTCTATTGCTATTATCGTGACTATGGCTATTGCTATCTTGGAGTTTGCTAGATGATACAGGCTTTGATTGGCCCTATTGTTAATCTTGTTGGTGGACACTTTCAGCGTAAAGCAGAAGAGAAGAAAGCTGTCCATGAGCGTAAGATGGTAGCTATACAGCAGGACGCAAACTGGGAAAACATCCATGCAAACAACGCAGCCAACTCATGGAAAGACGAATGGTTTACCGTTTTGTTTTCAGTCCCATGTGTACTTGCGTTCTTTCCGTCTATGGTGCCTGTAGTAATGCAAGGGTTTGCTGCGTTAGATTCTATGCCTGAGTGGTACAAAGGTTTTCTAGGGGCTGCTGTTGCAGCATCGTTTGGCCTACGTGGTCTGGCTAACTGGAAGAAATAATTATGTTAAGACCTAAAAAAGGTATGATGACTGGCCGAAGTATGGTACTACCGCCTAGCGACTTAGTACAAAATCCTGTGGTTGCTCCTATCCCACCCAAAACACCAACTAAACGTGCCCCTGTAAAACAGGCTCCAATTAAACGTGCTCCTATAAAACAAGCTCCAATTAAGCAGGCACCTGTAAAGCAAGCCCCAGTAAAACAAGCACCAATTAAGCAAGCTCCTGTAAAGCAGGCACCAATTAAGCAGGCCCCTATTTTAACTCCTGCAATTGGACGACCACAAGTCCCAACTAGCCAACTTCCTGAGATTATTAACCTTCCACGCCCTGAAGATAATGACGCAGGAAACGCTACAATAGATCAAGGTTTTGATCCAAACGACCCTCTCAACCAAACTGTTGACTTTTTAACAGATGAGCCTGCTCCTGCTCCTGCTCCTGAGCCAGAAACAGAAATGACCTTTACGTTTTTTAAAGGCGCAGAAGAAGGCAAAGGCAACCCTAACTACCTTTTTGAACAACGAGGTAGAAACGACAAAGCAACTGTAGAAGACCTAGAAGAGTACTTTAATGCAAAGAAGTCTAACAGGCTTCGTGAGTCTTTTGGTGACTTTGACAACTACCTTGCCTACATGACTGAACGTGAGCAGTTAATTCAGTCTGGTGACTACGACGTGGGTAACTGGGCAGAGGCTGACGCTGGGTTTAATGAAGACCAACAAATGATCTTTGAAGGAGACGCTGATCTTACTATTGACCCTAGTGATCCCGGTCAAAATCTACAGAACCTACAAAAGCAACAAACAGGTGCTCAATCAGGTGCTTATAACAACTGGCTAAACTCCGAAACTAACCAAGCGTTGTTAGAAAAGTACGGCGTTAATCCTGAAATTTATTCTGATTCAGGAGATAAGTTTAAGTGGAACGGGTCAGCCTACGTAAAAGTAGAAGACGTAGGTGTTGGTGTTTCTGATTATGCTTTGGCTGGAATGACAGCAGCAGCAGGTTACTTTTTAGCTCCTGCCATAAGCGGCGCTTTAGGTGCTCCTGCTTCTGCTGCTACAAGTGCTGGCGCTACTGGAGGAGGCATAACTGCCGGAGGGATAGCTTCTTCTGCCGCAGGTAATGTGTTGTCACAAGCTATTATCCAAGGTGCTGTTAACGGTGAAGTAGACACAAGCACCTTAGGTCAAGCAGCTTTAGCAGGTGGTTTAGACTATATTGGAAATGCTATTAAAGCACAAGGCCTTGCAGCAGCAGGAGGAGACGTAGGAGCAGCAGTTGATAACGCTATATGGGATATGGCTGATAAGTTAGGTACAGACTATGATACTGTATTTAACATTGGATCTGATATTGCAACAGGCGTTATTCAAGGAGACGACGTAGAAGACATTGCTCTTAACGCTCTTCAAACGTACACAACCAGCGAAGTTCAGAATTTAGTAAGAACTACGTTTGCTGACTCTATGGGTAACGTGGATGTAGATAATGTTTTCCGTGAAGGACAAACGTCTATTCCTATTGCTGCACTGAATCCTCTTATTGAGACAGCAGTAGGCGGTGCTTTTGGAGAAGACGTAAACGCAGAAGACGTACTAGACTCTGTTTACGAAGGTCTTACCTATAGCGACCCGTTTTCTGTAGATGCAGACATGACGCTACGTTTTCTTGACCCCGGAATAGATTTACCAGAGTTTGAGACAGATCCAGACTTATTTGGAAGCACTCCACAGTTAATAAAAGAAATTGAAGACGCAGCTAGGTACATAGGAAGAGAAACCGAAGACGTAGTAAGGGCTGGTGGACAAGCTATTGCCCCTATAGTAGAGCCTCCTGCACAAGTTATTGGTGACGTGCTGGCTGAAGCAGAAGACGTTGTTAGGGCAGGCGGTAGAGTTGTAGACGAAGCTGTTGTTCAACCTACTCGTGAATTTGTAAAAGACGTTGAAGACGTTATTAAAGAAGCAGCACCACAAGGAACAACACCAGAGTTTGTTGAAGTTGGAATAGACTTCCCTAGTGTAAATACACCAGATATAAACTTCCCTAGTGTAGGCTTACCTAGTGTAGACCTGCCTAGCTTAGGAATGCCTCAGTTTGCTGGTGGTGGAGGTATGTTTGATCCCTTGCAGTACAATGTTGATTACAACCCGGTTCAACTACAGCAGATGATTACTTCAGCTTATGGTGCACAACCTGCGTTAAAAGATTACGAACAAGCTCTTGCAGGACTTGAGACAAGAAACTTAGGAATGCTATCATGACCTATTTGAATATAGTAAACAACGTCCTGCGAAGGATGCGAGAAGAAGAAGTTTCTTCTGTACAAGGCAGTACTTATGCAAAGATGGTAGGTGACTTTGTTAACGACGCAAAGCGGACGGTAGAAGACGCATGGGATTGGTCAGCACTTCGGACTACCCTGACGATTACTACTACTGACGACATCTTTAATTACGTACTTACAGGCAGTCAGAACAGAATCAAAGCACTTAATGTTATCAACGACACAGCTAACTTGTTTATGGAGTACAAAACAGCTACGTTCTTTGATGAGGCTTATTTAATCTCAGAGCCACGCAAGGGTGCGCCAACGTACTACACGTACAACGGCGTTGACAGCAACGGTGATACACAGATCGACGTTTACCCTACTCCTGAAAAAGCGTACACCATTCGTTTTAACTGTGTTAAGCGTGATGCTGACTTGTCTGCTGACAGTGATGAAACACTAGTACCTAGTATGCCTATTATTCATTTGGCTATTGCTTTGTTGGCCCGTGAACGTGGAGAAACTGGAGGCACTTCTGCTCCTGAATACTTCGCTATTGCTGATAAGTACTTGTCTGACGCTATTGCTTTAGACGCTCAAAAGCATCCAGAAGAAGTAGTCTTCTACACGCCGTGAGGTAGCTATGGCTCAACAATTACAAAGTATTAATCTTGTTGCACCAGCCTTCAAAGGAATCAATACAGAAGATTCCCCGTTGGCACAAGACCCTTCGTTTGCTGACATTGCTGACAACGCAGTGATTGACAAGCGTGGTCGTATTGCGTCACGTAAGGGCTACAGTGTTATTACAACAGACAAGACTGAACTAGGCTCTGCAAAGATCAGAGCAATTAAAGAGTTTGAAGACAACGCTGGCAACACCAAGGTATTCTCTGTAGGTAACAACAAGATACTTAGTGGTACTACAACACTTGTTGATGAAACACCTGTATCAGTTACGATTACTCAAGACAACTGGAAGATGGTCAACTTCAACGACAAGATCTACTTCTTTCAGCGCAGTAACGAACCGTTGGTCTATGACGCTGTAGGAGGCTCTGTAGTGACCCTGAGCAGTGTTTCTGGCGCAGCAGGTGTCACTAGTGCTATGTATGGTAACGAGGTGTTAGCGGCTTATGGACGCCTCTGGACAGCAGACGTAAACAACGACAAGTCTACTGTGTACTGGAGTGATCTTTTGATAGGCCATGATTGGTCTGGTGGTACTAGCGGCTCTATTAATTTGTCTAAGGTATGGCCTGATGGGTATGACGAAATTGTTGCACTGGCTGCACACAACGGTCTGCTTATTATCTTTGGCAAGCACAGCATTGTTGTGTATCAGGGCGCTGAAGCTCCAGCAACAATGTCACTTACAGATACCGTAGCAGGCGTAGGTTGCGTTAATCGTGACACTGTTCAGCATACTGGTACAGACGTATTGTTCTTGTCACACACTGGACTCAAAAGCTTTGGTAGGACAATACAAGAAAAGTCAATGCCTATTACAAGTTTGTCAAGCACTATTTCTAAAGACATTATTGGCTTACTTCAGAATGAAACTGAGTTTTATCGTTCTGTGTACAGCCCAGAAGAAGGCTTCTACCTATTAACTTTTACTGCACAGGACACGACCTTCTGCTTCGACGTTCGAGGAACACTAGAAAACGGTGCATACCGTGTAACACGTTGGCCCGGCACAGGCTTTACCGCTTATGGCAGAAGGGATGACGGCACACTGTTGATTGGCAACGGCGAAGGCATTGGTAAGTACAGCGGCTACAGAGACAACGGTAGTAAATATCGTTTTAAGTACTATAGTCCCGGCTTAACCTTTGGTGACCCATCAAGACTAAAGATACTTAAGAAGCTACGTCCTACTATTGTTGGTGCTAACAGCGCCATCATGTTTCTTAAGTGGGCTTACGACTTTGGTACGTTCTTTCAGACAGCAGAGTTTACTGTAGGTAGTCAGGTAACAGGCTACTTCAATGAGAGTGAGTACAACAGTACAGCAGAATTTACAGGTGGTGATCTTACGTCACGCCGTGGCATAAACACTACCGGAGGCGGTGGAGTTATAACAATTGGGTTGGAAGCAGACATAGACGGTTCAGGTTTGTCTCTCCAAGAGATTAACGTATTAGCACTAATGGGTAAAGTACTATGAGTAACTATACAAAGACCACTGACTTTGCCGCTAAAGACAGTCTACCTTCTGGAGACAGCGGTAAAATCATTAAGGGCGCTGAGTTTGAAACAGAGTTTGACGCCATATCTACAGCTATCGCTACGAAGGCGAACACTGCTTCCCCTACGTTTACAGGCACAGTGACAATTCCTGCGTTGACTTTTACAGGTACGCTGTCTACAGGAACAATTGACGGAGGTACGTACTAATGGATTGGAACGATGTTAAGGACTTTTTTACAGGCAACGCCGGGTCTATTATAGGTGGTGCAGCTGGAGCAGGTCTTCTTTATGACGCTTATAAAGACCTTGGTGACATTGGTGGCAGAGGTTTACAACTAGGCCAAGAACTTGCTGAGACTCAAATGGGTCAAGCGGCCTTTAGACCTTACACTGTAACTACTGCTACTGGTGGGCAGTTTAGAGCTGGACCTGAGGGTTCTACATTAGGTTTGTCACCTCAGGAACAAGCGATTCAACAACAGTTGGCAGGACAAGCAGGACAAATGTTTGGACAGCCTACAATAGGCCAAGGACAGCTAACTCAGGCTGGTCTTGGTGCTCTTGGTGCAGGGCAACAACTCATGGGTCAGCCTACGTTTGGCATGGCTCCTACTCAAGCTGCTGCACAGCAAGCCTTTGGCCTTGGTGGTCAATTCATGGGCGCTGCTGGACAACAACCTGCAGACATAAACCTCCTTCGTGGACAGTTTGCAGGAGCAGTAGGTGGACTCATGGGTCAGCAACCTAGTGCTGGTGTAGGTGCTCTGGGTCAACAGGCGTTGGGTCTTGGGGGCGCTGGATTAGCTGGAGGCGCTCCTGATGTAACTCAGGCCTTTGCTGGTGTACAGGCTCCCGGAGTGAGGTCTGCAGCAGGAGGACTAGCAGGACAACTTATGGGTGCTGGCGCTGCTGAAAGAAGCATGTTAGTACCTGATGTAAGTCAGTCGTTTGCTGGAGTTACAGACCCCGGTGTTAGAACTGCTGCAGGAGACCTTGCTGCTAGAGGCTTAGGTTTAGGCATGGCTGGTCTTGATACTGCTGCTCCTTCTGACGTAGAAGCTTTACGTCAACAGTACGGTGGTCTTGCGGGTCAAGCAGCACAACAGGCGTTACAACCTACAGGTGAACGAGAAGCAGAAGTCTTTGAGCGCATACGTGCTACACAACGCCCTGAAGAAGAACGTCAGCGTCTTGCTCTGGAACAACGACTGGCAGCTCAGGGACGCCTTGGTACACGTTCAGCAGCTTACGGTGGTGCTACTCCTGAACAACTAGCATTGGCTACAGCTCAGGAAGAAGCGCAGGACAGAGCATCTTTAGCAGCTATACAACAAGCAGGGACTGAACGTCAGAGAGCCCTGGGTGAAGCGCAAGCCTTTGGTGGCATGTTTACACAACAGGCAGGCTTGTCAAGTCAGTTGCAATCTCAAGCACAACAACGTGCTTCGCAATTGTCACAACTTGGTTTGTCCGCAGAACGTGTTCAGGCACAACTTGAGTCCGAAGGTTTCGGAAGAGAAATGCAGTTGGGTCAGGCAGGGCTACAAGCTGCCCAAGCACAGTCAGCGTTGCGTTCACAAGCACAACAACGGTCTAATCAACTGTCACAACTTGGATTGTCTGCAGAGCAAGTACAGTCTCGTATGGAGGCAGAAGGCTTTGGACGTGAAATGCAGTTGGCAGGAGCAGGCCTACAAGCACAACAAGCGCAGTCTGCTTTGGAATCTCAAGCACAACAGAGAGCCACACAGCTTGCACAGCTTGGACTGTCTGCAGAACAGATTCAATCACGTCTTCAAACAGAAGGCCTTGGAAGAGCTACTACTGCTGCTGGTCAAGCTGCTCAATTGGCACAACTTGCTGGAGGGCTTCAGGCTCAACAGGCTGGCCTTGGCGCACAGTTTGCAGGCTTAGGTGCAAACCTAGCAGGACAACAGCAGGCTCTAGACGCCGCACGTCAGCAACAGGCGCTACAAGCGTTGACTGCAGGTCAAGGTCTACTAGGTGGTGGCCTAGGTTTACAACAAGCGCAACAACAGTTGGGCATGGGTGCTCTTGCTGGCTCTTACTTGCCACAGCAACAACTTCTGGCTGCTCTGGCTCCCGGACAGACTGCTGCTGCCGCACAGCAACAAGCACAGTTGTACGGTACAGGACTCTTTGGTGAGGCTACTGCTTCCGGTATTGATGCTTTGTTGGGTGCTAACTTGGGTAGAGCTAACTTAATAGGAGCCGCTGGTTCAGGATTGTTGCAGGGCGCTTTCCGCAGACCTGAGGAAGAATAAAGGAAAAAATCATGGCTAAATTTGGTAGAGAATTTGTAAGAGCAGCAACACAGCCTGCTTACTTAGGTGGTCTGTTTACTGCTGCACAAAATATAGGTGCTGCTCCTGCTAACATTAGGGCTGACAAAAAGAAAGAAGCCGAAAAAGCAAAACTTGCTGGCTTTGATCCTAATACTGTTGAAGGTCTTGCAGGGTTAGCTACGTTTTATCAAGGTCGAGGAGAGCTAGATAAGGCTGTTGAGTACGCTACAGCGGCACGCACTCTGCGTGACCAAATAGAACAAAAGCAAAAAACCACTACAAAAGAGCAAGAACGAGAAGAGGCTCTTGGACGACAACGACTTGTTGCTTATATGAAAGCTGCTAGGGAAGACGACCCTGCTACTGCAGTAGGTAGAGTTCGAGACATGACTCTTGAGCAGCTTATGGAGTATACTCAAACAGAAGAAAAAGAAGGCTACACTTTATCTGCGGGAGCACAAAGGTACTCAGGTGATAATGTTTTGTTAGCGACCGCTCCTACTAAACCAGAAAAACCCACGCCTCCTAAAATAGAAGTTAGGCTTCAAGGTGATGACTTAGTTACACTGACTGACGGAAAAGAAACAAATAGGATAAAACCTCCAGAAGACTCTGAAAAAACTAAAGGTGCTAGACTTACTGTAGCTAACTCAGCCGCACGACAAATTGCTTTATTAGAAGAAACCAAAAAATTTATCACAAGTAAATCAGAAGATGCTTTTACACCAATGGGAGATCCTAGTGGTTTCTTTGGGGGAGTTCTTTCTGCAGTTCCCGGAACAGATGCCTACACTCTTGAAAACAAGTATTATCAACAGGTAAGAGGTGCTGAAGCACGTAGAGGTATTCAAGACATGTTACAAACGGCTGAAGAATTTGGGTCTAGAGGAACAGGCTTAGGTCAAATTACTCAAATTGAATTTAAAACCTTAATGTCTAATCTTATTGGATTAACAACAGGATTATCTGTTGAAGATCAATTAGATTCTCTTGATAAAATGATAGCTAACTACACATCTATTCAACAAATAGCTTCAGGAGAAGAGTTAGTAGACACTATTGATTTTAGTAAACCTGAGTACGTAAAAGCTGGTTATGTAAAAGAAGGGGACACTTTGTACTACTACCCTCAAGGCCCTGATGGTCCTGAAAGAGTTTACAACAGAGAAAAACAAGAGTTTGAATAAGGTACTGACTTATGACTCCACAACAAGAAAGAAAAGAAAGGCTTAGAAGACAGCAACAACTTTTAGGTGTTGTGCCTCAAACTGCTCCTAGTCCTGCAACAGACGAAGATACTCGACGTGAAGCACTGCGAGTGGCTCAAGACAATTTAGATTTTATGGGCCAAGATCCTCAAGATCCTCAAGATCCTTCTGCTTTTGAAAGAATCGTTTCAGAGCCTTTAGAAAGGTCTGCTCAAAGGTACAGAGACATTGGTCAACGCATTGTTGAAGAAGTTGAAATGGCGGCTTCTCCTGCTGACATGTCTCCTTATGACCCTTCAAAAGGAACTGACGTGGGTTCTGTCTTAATACAGTCTGCTGCTGGTCCCCTTGCCTTAGGTTTTGACATGGCTGCTAATGCTTTGATGGTAGGAGCAGGCAAGGGTGTAGATCTTGTTTTGCCTGATTCTTTACAGGAAGACGCAAAGAAAGGACTTATGCAGTTTTTTCAGACAGAAATGGGACAAAAAGCTTTGTCAGCTATGTCCGGAGGAATGGAAAGCTGGGAAAGATTTTCTACACTATACCCTAATGAAGCATCAAGTATAACGTCTTTGGTTGATCTTGGCGGCGCTCCTTCTAGGGTATTTAATATTATAGATAAGTCTGTAGAGCCAATTAAGCTTTCAAAAATAGGTTTAAGAAAAGTAGAAGAGCCTTTAGAAGGAATAGATCTAGACGTTTACAAGATAGCTTTTGAACAACCATCAGGAGTAAAGACAACAGAACAAGTAAAAACAACTACTGATCCTCAAGGTATTTTACGCACTCAAAAGCAACTAGCTACTGAGGAACAGCTAAGGACTGTTGACATTCTTAAAGCTGCTGGAGTCAACGGAAATAAAACACTACAAGAAAACTACAACGCAGTAGAAAGATATCTTGATAAATTAGACGGGCAGTTAGAAAAGGCATTAAAAGGTGTTTCTGGGCAGAGCGTCCCTACTATCTCTATCGACGATCTTAGTAGTAACATGAAAGAAACAATGCTTTCAACAATGAAAAGATATCCAGACCTTTTTGGATCAAAGAATGGAAAAGCTCAATTTAGAAGCCTGATAAACCAGTACCAAGCTTTCCTTAGAGAAAAAGGAAACACGGTTCAGGGAGCAATAGAAGCAAGAAGGCTTTTTGATGATTATGTAACAAAGAAAGGAATTGACCTGTCAGGATCGTCACTAAGCGCTCAAAGTTCTGCTGCTACCGCAATAAGAATAGCGGTTAATGACACAATTTCTGCGGCGGTTCCAGATTTTTCTACTATAAACTCACAAAAATCAGCACTTCTTAAAGTACAGGAGACAATAGAGAAAAAAGCAGCTAGAGAAACACAAAACGCTGTAACACGGTTTGTGGACAATACTCGTATAGATAAGCTTGTAGGAGGAACCGCTGGTAGTCTACAATATAGTGGCCCTCTCAGCGCTCTATTTGGTATTGCTGTTTCTCCTGTTTACATGCTGAAGAACGCCATGAAGCGAAACATGCCTGCCAGAGGAAGAGCAAGGGTAGGGTATGCTTTACGGGATGTTAAAAACGAAATAAATCAGGGTTTAAAAAATGCTTTGAAGACAGTAACAGACGCTGAAGGACGTAAACAGCTTCTACAAGACAGAAGGACTATCCTTGTTGCTTTAGAAGCTGCAGCACAGGGACTTGAAAAACAGCAGGAAGAACAAGAAAAAGGCACTAAAGACGTTCTAGTACCCACTTCAAGCCCATGATCTCTCCCCGTATCTCGTTATTTCGGGCTGCGGGGATAGACTTATGTAGTTTGTTCTCAAGCACCCTTATGCGTATCTCAATATCACGTTTAATGTTCATAAACACACCTTGAAAGAACGGGGGCGCTAAGGCCCCCTTTTGTTTACAACTCGCAGTTGTTACCTGTACAAGCCAACTGTTGCGACCCTTCAGTCATGTCAGAGTTCTCAGAGATGTTCCAGTCGATGGTCTCAGGAAACTCCTCCTTCAACTTTTCAAACGTCTCCAGATCAATAGGTTCGTAAGGAGCCTGTTGGTACGTATGCTCTGAGTAGGGTAGGAAGCTTACGCCACTGATCTTGTCGAACTTGTTGTACAACCACTGACCCACCTCAAGGAACTCATCGTCACGGTAGTAACACGTCATTGACGGCTTATGTTCACACCAGAAGTCTTGATAGATCTCCCAAAGCTCAAGTTGCTCCATAGCACCCATCTCAGAGGCCACTACAGCCCCCTCAGGCGACTTTATGGGGAAGGAGAATACCTTGGTAGAGGGTGACATTACATCGTCTTCTACGGGCACTCCAGCGGCTTCTAGGACTTGACAGAGCGGGTCTCTTGCATCTGCTCTAACTCGTCTAATGTATTGATCTGCATATCTAGGGTGGATGCCAGATGCAGAATCAACCAACTGACTAACAGTACCGGAAGGTTTAACAGCAGTAATGGCAGTAGACACATTAATGCCAAGCTTAGTAGCCCATTCCTTATTAGTTCTAACCGCTTCTTCTTTGAGTTCAGTAAGCCAAGTTTTGAGAACACCTTTGTCTCTCCTTCCTGATAGCGTTGGGTGATCCATAATGCCTGTTAAGCTAACACCAAGTAGTGCTTCTTCTTCTGTATTCTTCTGCCATACTTTACGTAAGTAGCGGAAGTCGGTTAGCGTAGCCTGAAGAGACCCAAGGATAGCTGCAACACGTACTTTTCGTTTGAGGTCCGACAGCGTATCTCCTGCCCTGACAACAACTTCCGATAGATTACAGAACTGGTAGGGCCTGAGGATGATCTCTGAGCATGGATTAGTTCCAAAATCATAGGTAGCATCTCGTCGCTCATTCTTTGCAGCTTGCTTTTGACTTGCGACTCTAGAGAACATTCCTCGTTCTCCGGAGCGGGACTCGTATAAACTTTTCCACTCATTTAAAAACGCCTCAAAGTCTGGCTTCTCTGTATAACATGCGCTGTTGTTCGCTAGTCCTCGCTGAGGGTTATCCTGCCACCACTGGCCTGACTTGCATCGTCGGAGTCTATCGTCAGTGAGGTTAGACAGACTGATGAGAGCGGACCTGCGTACACCTCCGACAACGACGATCTGTGCAATCTTACAGCAGATATCGTGGCACTCAATGGAGCTAAGTTTACGTCCAGCAGCTTCCCGAAAGACGCTGACTGTGAAGTTGAACAGATCGACAAGAGGTTCTGGACCAGATGCTCTACCTCCGAAGGTCTTAAGGGTTGCCCCTGCAAGTCGTACTCCAGACACGTCCCATTTCGGAAGTTGGCCTGAATACAACAAGCTAACAAGTTCCCGGTAAGCTTTAGCCCATCCAATTTTGCTGTCGGCGACATGTATAACGGTATCGGTATCATGGAATTCCTCTGCTACTTCTGGTAATTTTGTTACGTACTGACGCTCTACACTAAAGCCCACACCAGTGCCGCACATGAGAACGTACATCATTTCGTCAAATGCTTTAGGGTGGTCGATAGGCATGTAGGAGCAGTTAAACCCAGCTACATTGTCACGGTCTAGTGCTTCTCCGGCAGTCATGAGTGCCCGCATGGAAGGCATTACGCCCATGTCATGTATGTCTGCAAAGATGCCGTTAGCCTGCTCAAGTGTTAGCTTGCCCTTCTCAATCCAGAAGTTTAGGTAGCGGTCAATTGTTTCTTCCCAAGTCTCCCGACGCTGTTCCTCTGGTAGGTAACGAGCGTAGCGTGACTTGTGTATGTACTGTTGATATGCGTCCATTAATTTAGTTCCTTGATTAGTCGTTCGATGTACCAGCGGCATTTACGTAAGTCCTCCACTGGTTTACCTTTGTAGTCATAGCGCCAGAGGTACTTCAGTGCGTTACCCTTGAGATAACCGTTGAACTCATGTTCAGGCATGGACGCTTTGATTGCTTCGATGGCTTCGATTGATCCTTTGTTGTAGTGGTCGGGTTGTTCCACAGGGTCTACCTTCTTCGTCTTCTTCAGTATGGAAATCCCGTCCCACTCTGCAGGAGTCGCATCGTCAATACTCATTTTCTTCCTCCTCTAGCTCTTGTTCAAACACATCTAGTCTGTTGATTAGCTTATCCTCAAACCTGTCCAGCATCTCTTCTGAGGTTATCTGTAGGGCCTCCAGCAGGTCGTCCGGGTCAAAGGTTTTCAAGAGGCGTTCCTTAACTTCCTCTAGTGTTAGTGACATAGTTAATCAACTCCTGTAATGTCTCTATATTATACCATAGTATTCCTTCTTTGTCACACCATTGTGCCATTGTCATTTTGGCACCTTTTCGTATCTTTTTGTTGGGCGACATCAGAACAAACACTAGCTCTTGTCCTTCGGGGAGACTGTCTCTAACACTGGTGTACTTCTTCGTGTCTCCGTCCCGAAAATATCCTTTGCATTCAACAAGAGTACCGGAAGCATTATGTACGAAATCAGGACGGTAAGACCTACTAATAACGTAAGGGACCGTGAATGGTTCATAATCAAAATCCTTCAGTATCTTGCTGACATCTTCTTCAAACGTGCTTCTAAATGCTGATTTCTTGGACCTTCGGCTCATTGACCACCTCCGTTAAAAACCTTGGACCTGTTGAATAAGAGAAGGCACGTAGGCCGGGCCAACAGGCTTTCTTGTACGCACAGTACGAGCAACCGATGTCCAACTTCATGTTACCACTCTTGCCGTCTGGCTTTGGCTCGTAGCACTGCTTTGGAGGCTCTTGCTTCTCCACCATTAACTGTACGTGCTCAATGCGGTCTGTGATGTCAAACCCTATCTTCTCGTACACAGGGGCTTGAGTGTCCTCCTGATCGTACATGAGGTACGTTAGGTGTCCGTTTTGCTTGTCCATCGCAAGCCAGCCAAAAGTTGTCTGACCTTCTGCCTCTGCATATCCTTTAATTTGAGCGACGTATCCAAATGGATCATCGTAAGCCAGAGTGCCGTCTTTGAATTTCTTAAACCCGTAGCTCGAAACACTCTTAACGTCTGTGACAACACCGTCAATTTTGCAGTCCATAGAACCCGTAATGCCCTTGATTTCACACTGCTTCTGTTCGGCGGTAACCTCATGTCCTGATGCCCTCGTTAGGAATAGTAATAGTTCTTCAATCAGATGACCGTAAAGGAACTTAACAAGCGTATGTCCTTGCATCTCCTCTGACTTCTGAACATTGTTGTAGTGATTCCATAAGAAGCGGTCTCCCTTGCCTATGTTGGACATACGTAACTTACGACCGTCCCAAGCACGTCTCTGTCCAAACTCCTTACGCATAAGGTCCTTCACGTTTTCGCCGAATAGGTCTATGCACTCTTCGATGTCAACGTCTTTGTCTACTCTCTTGGTCTTAACAAGTTTGTAGATGTCGTCTACTAATGTATATACATTCTTCATTGGTAACTTCCTACTATGCCTGAGACAACCTCTTGGGCTTGCTCTGGTGTGCATTTAAACCACTCACTACGTCTTTCGTACACCTTCTGTAGTTCGCTATGGGCTTCTGACTCTGCAGAACGTCTGTCGTTAACGTCCCAACTATAGTTTAACACAAAATCCCTAAAAGGTGAAGAAGTCTGATAGCCGTTAAGTCTGTCTGCCGCATCAACAGCCATACCAACCTTAACCCACTCAGGGAAGTTAGGGTTTACTATTACGTACACTTGACCTTCTGTACTGCTTTCGTACTTCTCAAGACTGCTAAAGGCAGCGTCCTCGAAGGTCTTGTAACGTCCGGGTTTGTGTAAAGGGTGTACTTTAGGTATGTACTTCCCGTTAACGTACATTCTGTTTTTATTGTCTCGACGAGCTATCTTTAATTGACATTCTTTGCAGATAGGACTTAATCCATCATTAGTTACTCCTGTATGATAAAACTCTGTAGCGGCTTTTGTTTGTCCACAGCTTGAACACTGTTTAGTCGTCTCTGTCATCAGTGAGTCTCCGCCCATGTTGTACCGACTTTGTATTCTCCGTCAAGGGGGCATCTAAGGTTATACTCCACGCCTGCCGCCTTGAGGCACTCCACTGCGAGCCAGCCAAACTTCTCTGCTTGGTCTGCAGCCACCTCCGATTGTACTTCGTCATGAATGTTACCTATGAATTTATAGTCAATGTTCCACTGCTGTGCGTAGTCGTCCAAGATCACCAGTGCTTTTTTCATTACGATTGCACCTGCTGCTTGGAGCAGAGTATTCAATGCAGCATGTTCAGATCTAACTCTAAGCCTTCTACCATCAAGTCCTCTGAGATAGCCTCGCTGAGATGCTCTAGTAACCCGTTCTCGTAGACTTTCAAGAGCAGGTGTATTTCGGAGAAATCGCTGTTTAAGATCTGCGCCATCTCTTGCGCTTCCTCCAACGACACTTCCAATTTTGGCATCTCCAGCCCCGTAGAGGAAAGCGTATATGAAAGTCTTTGCTTGAGGTCTTGTTTCAAGCCCTGCAGCCATTTGGTTTCGTGTATGAATGTCTTCGGTGAGGAGGACATTGGTAAACTCCTTGTCGTCCATGTAGTGCGCCAACATTCGTAGCTCAAGGCCACTAGCGTCGAAACCTACTAGCTTCTTCCCTTCAGGTACAGTCCAGCAGGAGCGACACTCATGTCCATAAGGACTGTGGCTTGCTGGGACTTGGGCCATGTTGGGACTCTGATGTGTCATTCGACCTGTTACTGCTCCGTTACTAATGACACGACCGTGTACTCTACCGTCCTCCTTAACGGCTTCTAACCAAGAATGTACTTGCGCATATCGCTTTTGAAGAGTAAGGTACTCCAAAACTTTTCCTGCCTCAGGGACGTGGTTGTTCTCCTTAAGCGTCTTTTCATCGACAACAGGCTTTCCGCTTGGCGTCTTCTCGTTCCACTTCGCACCCTTAGTTGCAAGTCGTTCTGCAACTTGTTGTCTGGACCCAACATTGAAAACTGTAACTTTGTCCTTAAGTCGTTTCCCTGTCTTTTCAGAAATCCTTTCTTCGACAATGGGCGGGAACATCTCTTGTAGTTCGGCTTCAATTGCATTCATGCCTTCCTTGAATGTTGCACATAACTCATTAGCCAATTGCTGATCTAAGACCCAACCATTGCGCTCTTGTTGTTGGACTGCAAACTGAACCTTGTGTTCCAATTCGATACACTTAGGGTCAAAATCTTGCATGTCCTTCACAAGCTGCTGATGTACTGCCTCTGTGACTGCTACGTCCTGTATGCAGTAGTCAATCATAGCGGGAGACAAACACGACCAGTCGTCATGGTCACCCTTTGGAAAGCCCAAGGTTTCACCCCAAGCTC